ATGGCGCTGTCTGATGCGTGGTTGCGTTCAGTCGTTGGAAAGGAACGTGATAAGGTTTTGGTTAAATCCGATCGTGATGGTCTGTCTGTCAGAGTATCACCGAAAGGTCGCGTAGTGTTCCAATATCGTTATCAATGGGCAGGGAAAGGTGAGCGTCTTGATATCGGAACTTACCCGGCAACTGGATTAAAAGAGGCCAGAGAAGAAGTTATCCGTCTCCGTGGTGAACTCGAGTCAAACCGTAATCCACGATTGGTCAAGCAGGCTGAAAAACGAAAAGCTACTGAAGCCATGACGGTAGAGTCTGTGATCCGTGCCTGGTATGAAGCATATTGTGTAAAAAATAAAAAGGGTTCTGAACAGATACTCCGCTCGTTTGAGCTGCACCTGTTCTCTAAAATCGGGAATATCCCTCACGATGCAGCTACATTGCATGATTGGTTAGAAGTCCTGGAGCCTCTTAGCACTAAGACTCCAGCAATAGCAGACCGATTGCTAATTAACGCAAAGCAGGCCCATGTCTGGGCGTATAAGAGAAAGCTTATTGAAACTCGCCCGCTGTCGGATATCACGGGTAAAGATATGGATATCCGTAAAGGTCAGAAGAAACGGTTTCTGACACACGATGAAATTAAAATTCTTTATGCTGCGATCGATGGCTCTAGAATGGTTCCCAAATACAGGGCCTTCATTAAACTATTACTGCATTTTGGTTGCCGTAGTTCGGAGCTAATTACTGCTAGGGTGGGTGATTTTGATTTCATAAATAAGGTATGGACTGTACCACCTGAACGACATAAGACAGGGGACATAACAGGCGAACCGCTAAAGCGGCCCATTATTGAACCGGTTGAAGAGCTTATAAAATACGTTATCTCTATGAACAACGGTTCCGATATGCTTTTTACTAAGGAAGGAAGCAGGGAGCCAGTCGGTAGGACATCATTACAGTCGCTGCCTTACAATTTAATGCAGTACGCGTGGCGGCGTTTAGGATATCAATTCCCTCATTGGTCTCTTCATGACTTGAGACGGACAGCACGAACAAATTTTTCTGATCTTACTGCGCCTCATATCGCAGAAATTATGCTTGGTCATAAGCTGCCAGGGGTATGGCAAGTTTATGATAAGAGCGATTATCTAGAAGAACAGCGTAAAGCTTACCTGGCATGGTGGAAGAGGGTTGAATCGATTGTTAATTGTACTATCTCTGATTCAAACTGACGGTTTGTATCACCTGAACATAACCAAATCTCCTAGCACACTTTGAGCGAGATGTGAGCGTTAAGTTTACGCCATTGTGTTGACATAAGAGGGCACGGGTATAGATATCATCACTATCCCTATGCCCCTAAATCGCTCCTGCTATTTGATAAATGCAGATGTTTACCACCAAATGTTTTTGATACTATAGGTTGATTCATGATTTACCTAGAAACTTAGTTGTAACGAAAACTTCTTAACGGACACTATCTGGATAAAGTTAGTTTTTTATTTAAGAGGGTTAACATGTCAAAGTTAAAAAATGAACCATTAGTAAGGGTATCAGAAGAAGACGGAATAGAAATAAGGAAGATCCAATATCCAGATAATACGATAGAAAGAGTTTATAAGCAGAAAGGTGTAATATTACCACGAATACCTTTAAAAGGCCGCTTTGTAGAACAATATGTGGCCTTACAGTTGCTGGATAAAGATCTTCGGAATGTTATTGGTTGGGAGAATATAATAAAAAACATTTGTAATAACATTAATAGAGAACAACACTTTATTTATCCTGATTTAGAAAAGAATCTAATATTAAAGTCTTTATTTATATCAAAAGTTGTTACTTACGGTAAGTGTTTTACAGAGGCGAAAGGGCGTCGATTCACATTGCAGAGAAAGCATGTGCCAGAAAAATACAGAGATTTACATGATTCTATTATGAATGTTAGACATAACTTTGCTGCCCATAAAGGTGAATTTGAATATGATCAATGCGGCTTGGTTTTAATATTGCCGGGGACCAAGAAAAAAAGGTGCTATCATATTTTTTCAGAACTCAATCAAATAAATTACGGTAATAATGAGGAAGATGATGAACGTTTTTTTATGTTATATGATTCACTGCGTAAAGTCATTAAAGAAAAACGAGATAAATTAATTGAAAAAATATACGCTGAAAAGATTCATACTCAAACAATGGAGTATTGGTTGAGCCGAACAGGAAAAGAAACAGAGATTTAATTTGTTCAGTATATAAAAGCTAATTTTTAAGGAGTAATTTTCAGATGATTAAAGCTGATTACATTGCGATAGGTACTCTACGACTAACTTTTCAACAAGAGTAAGGGGGTAATCAATTTTATTTGTATCAATACATTTCTTGGCGATAATGTTTTGATCTTATCGATTCATGTCATATGGTCATTGGTAACGTCCGCTCTTGGTAAAGAGTGGACGCTCAGATTAGGTTTGGCATCTAATCATAGATGTGTCAGCTCACATCTAAGCTAATACATATTAATCAATCACTCCCGCAAATCTGTAAATCTTGTGTGATGCCCATTTATTTGGGCAGGATTTAATATCAGGATCTGGAAAGTCAGGCCTGTATTTCTGGCCAGTTCTCCTGTTTACGCTGTTCCAGCGAAGAACTGTCGATACTGAAACACCACAGAAATCGGCGACTTGTTTAGTTGTCATTAAGTTGTTCATTACTTCACCTCCTGCGGCGGCTCCGGTAGCGGCATCCAGTGGGTTACTTTCGATGCCGGTTCTTCCCCATTGTCAGTAACTGCCCACCATTTGTTTCTCGAACAATCGTAATACCCTTCGAAGGTATCGCACTCAGTCCAGCCGTAAGACTTACCCCAACACCAAACATACTGTTTATCGTTCGGCATTCGCTCACTACAGCTTATCCAACCATCCGGAGTTACCGGAGAGTTGCCCGACAGCTCGTTCAACTTATAAGTCTGGCTTACAGGTTCGGCACCATTAAGCATGGAGGCGCGGCAGGCGTTCCAGCCTTCATCAAAGCCGACTATGCCATTATTTAAAGACGGACGAGCATCTGGCACCATCGGCACTGGCTTGGCTATATATAGCGGCTGAACATACCAGCCCTTTGATAACCAACTGTCAGCAATGTTTTTACTCCTCGTTATTGCCGGAATACCTAAGCCATTTTCTGAATGCAGCCATGCCACCGGCTCCTCTTCTAGCGATGCCAGAGCAATTTCATAAGCACGGCGCTCAATATCGTCTCGAACCTCTAGGCTGCTGATTCGTTCTTTGATTTCTTTAATCAGTTCTTTATTGGTAAATGTGGTCATTATGCTCCAGCCTCCGGCGCTTTTGGCATTACTGCCCAGTGAGTGATATTGAAGTTTTCAAGGTCCCCGACCTGAAATGTCCACTGCCATTCTCCGGTTTCTTTTTGTCCCCAGGTGTACCAGAGAGAACGCCAGCCAATCAGCCAGCCTTCTCCGTTAGCATCAAATAACAGAACACTTTCATTTGCTGGTGGCAGTTCAGCTGACACTGGTATTATTTTGTTTTCCAGTGCCGCACATTTAGCTTCAAGCGCGTCGAATTTACGTACCAGGTACTCAGCATTTGTTTCGTTCACTTTCAGATCTCGCGGTACACATTTCCCGCGAAGAAACCCTTCCATTTCGAAAACATTCATGCGCATTTGCGTAACTCCGATAACTCGTTAAAACGTTCCATAAACATCCCGTAGGCATGGCTAGGTGCCAGTGGAATCACGTTGAACATCTCTGTTGCCGGGATGCCTTCCAGTACAGGCCAGAAAGAGCCATCATCAAGCCCGAGATCGCGGCGTTCGGTTGCCAGCATGATAAGATCGGCATATTTCACGGGCGTACTCATAACTGGGGGTAACCCGTATTTCTCACGGATTACGGCGTCAATTTTTTCTTCCATCCGTTTATAGTCAGGAAGAAGGCGTTTCAGTGGAGCGGGAATATCCTGGCAATACGCTTCTGTTGCATCATGCATTAACGCTTCAAAAGCAAATTCCTGCGGCACCAGCTGGCTGCAAAGCACCGCATGTTGGGCGACACTGTAGAAGTGAGAAAGATGACCGGCAAAGCGGCAGATATTTGAAAGGGAAACCGCGATATCGTTAATCACGATGTCGTCTTTATTTATCTTGTTATAATAAAAATGCTTCCCGGAAAAAGTTTTAATAAATGACATTTTGTTCTCCACGTATATGCGCTGCACCGCGCTGAGTTTGGGTAAAAGGAAGCCCTCACCATCCGGTGATTATTGAGTTAATTACGTTTCCATAAATGCCCCCGCAGGGGCATTTGCAGTAATGAAATCAGGCGGTGAAAGTACCAATAAAGGTTTCTACTTTGCTGTCTTTGAATTTCTCAACAAGCAGATCACGAAATTCGTTAGCCATATCTTCCTGCACCGCTTCCAGCTGAATAATGCGCAGAACCAGTACAGGACGATCGCCAGTGATAATGCTGAGGCGTAATTTAAACGGACGTTCTTTCAGACCTTCAAACGGAACGCATTTAAATTCAAATGCCACTGGCATAATGTCTTTGGTCTTCGCTTCGACAGATTCCATCAGGGAGCGTTTGCCGCTGAAGTCATTATCTTCAAAATCAGCGGTCTGGTTTGCTTCAATCGTGATTTTACGGACTGCCGCAGCCGCTTTTGTTGCCTGAATGGTGTCACCATTAGCATCAAAGCCCACAAGGTAGTCGGCCCAGTCTTCAATCCATTCTGCCAGTGACTTCTGGGAGTTACGCTCGCCGTTAACAGACAACAGGGCAGAGAACGGTCCTGTCTTTTTCAGTTTGAGAGTGGCGGTGTTATCTGCGTGACCTGGTTCATCAATAGTACCCAGGTTAAGTACACTGACGGCACGCATATTATCAGCATCGATAAAGCAGCGGGTGCCTTCATCTGCAAGATCTTTAGAATAACGGGTAAAGTCATCGATGCTGGCAGTGGAAAGCGCACCACGGAAACGGAAGCGATTTAAATTAAATTTTTCCAGATCATGAATGCGGAAATTCTCAGGCAATGCCACAGCATCGGCACCAATATTACTGATAATTTCATTAACACCCTGAGCAGAAATAAGGGCATGGATTTGATTAATTGCGGTTGCGTCTAAGTTCTGAGACATAATAAGTCCTCACTATATAAAGATATTCAGTGATGAGATAAATAATCAGTTAATTAAAAACGATATTAACGACCTGCTGCGCGGAGTTTTCCGTCAGGTTCACCGGCAAGAGTCAGTAATTGTCCCTGGTCTTCCTGCAGAATAGTCAGGCGACCACCGCGATTGACATACATCGGCGTTTCGGTGGTGTCTTCTTCGGAAATTTTCCCGCGGTTAGTCGGGCGAACATATGAGAGTTTGTGTTTGATTTTCACACGGTTCTCATCAAATGGTTCGATTTCCAGGTTGAGTGAGACCTTACCTTTGGTTTTCGTGTTCATCACACCGGAAGCGACTTCACTGAGAACTGCGCCGATTTTGGTTTCAAATACGCCGCCGTCCAGCTCCCCGATAAATGCCTGCACATCAGTACTGCGTTCGCTAGCCATTTTGCTGCTCCTCATCATATCGACCCTGCAAGGTCGGTTGGTTTCTCCACAAAACAGAGAAGAACACCTGCGGTGGCAGCCGCCCGGATGGATTGGGTTATGAGCCCGTCGTCCGGTGATGCTCTTCTCTGTTTTGCAAAAAAGGACGGTACCAGCCGGAAGCAAGGGTACAAACTGGTACCGCCAGGACTACACACAGCATAAAGTTGTGGTGCCGGGTGCCTCCCGGTGCCTGGCGAAGGTTGCACACCAGGCGGGTGGGTATCCACAGAAGGTCGACTGTCAGCCTCAACCTTAACCCGCGTGCGCTGAGCCGCATTCACCACAACGCTAAGGATTCTCTCTGGTTGAAAATACTTAGCTGTTATGTGCCTGCTTTTAGCCACATCAGGCGAGGTGGACCTGGTTATTCCCCAACAACAAGGATTCGGTTAATCTGGATATCCCCAACAACAATAAGAGTATTCAATGTGATCGCTGAATTAACGGCAGCAATGACGGCTATTCGTGAAACAGCCCAGATTGCAAAACTAATGAACGAGGCAAAAACTCAAGCTGAAGTAAATGCGGCTATTGGTGAGCTGAACTCAAAGCTTGCGTCTATTCAGCGCGAATGCGTGTCTCTCGTTGAACTGGTGGGCTCTTATCAAGAAATAAATGCTTCTCTCAAAGCTAAAATTGCAGAATTCGAAAACTTTGAGGCTCAGACGGAAGGCTATATCCTTAACCAACTTGAGTCGGGTACTTTTGTATACTCGAAGGAGGTAATCGTGAACGGTGGCAGCATAACCATGCATCTTTGCCCAAAATGTTTTGGACAAAAGATAGTATCGATACTTCAACCATTCCCGGTTAGCGAAGATGAGCTTTTTCATAAAAGCAGGTGCCTCCACTGTGAAAATAAGTTTCTGATGAATAAAAATCCGGATTACGTATCGCCTCCATCCATTGAGGAGTTGTCCAGAAAACTTAACGGCAATCTGTAGATTGCTACTGTTGTGGATATCCAGATTGTTAAAGAGCTAAGCGTCCTGTAGGGCGCTTTTTTGTTGCTAATGAATCATCCTAGACTTCATATGCTCCAGGCGGCTACTTCGTGGGCGTCCTGCCTGTTTGTTGTTTCTCTTGGGTACATTATGTATCCCAAAGGTACATTGTCAAGTATAAAAAAACCTGCCGAAGCAGGTTCATAAACATTGATTAGGCTTTGATTTTGTATCTTCTTGGTTTTCCTGAGAAAATCACAGTTCCAATTATAGAGCAATTACCGTTGATCTTAATGTAAGGCTCAGGCCAGTTTGGGTTTAACGCTTTGAGATAACGCTGTGTCCCATCTTCTATCAACCTTTTGAAGGTGGTTTCACCTGTATCGTGCATCAATGCAATAACGTCGTCACCGTGGCAGGCAGGTACTTCAGGATCGACAAAAATCATGTCTCCCGGGCGGTACTCATCAATCATTGAATCACCTATCACCCGCAAGATATAAGTCATTTCCCCACAGGGTACAGGGCAGGGATACGTTTCTGCTGTGCTCAAATCAACCTCAGAATATCCAACTTCTTTCCATGCTCCGGCCTGTACCCATGATATGACAGGGACTAATGTGATTTGTTTATTAGTGATTGAAACATCAGGTTTTTTTGTGATGTTCGTTGTCTGGTGTTCTTGATCGAGCCATCCGACAGGCAGGTCGAAACATTTTTCGATGTGTCGTGCCATGCTGTCACCGATATTTTTAGTAGCACCATCTCCCATAAACCTGCTGGTCTGGGTTGGCTCGCGATCAATCATAGTGGCAAAGGAAGAATTCCCGCCAACACCATCTCTCAGTTTTCTGGCGTTAGACCGCCGGATGTCATGGATTGTTTTCATAACGAAATTAAAACCCTTGTACCGTTAAGGTACAAGTATCTTGAAGGTTCATTTCAATCATGTAATATGTATACCGGAGGTACATATTGTATGAAAGCGTATTGGGACTCTTTAACCAAAGAACAGCAGGGCGAGTTGGCCGGAAAAGTTGGCTCAACACCTGGCTACTTACGGCTGGTTTTCAATGGCTATAAAAAAGCCAGTTTTGTGCTGGCTAAAAAACTTGAGCAATGCACGTCAGGTGCAATTACGAAATCTGACTTAAGACCGGATATCTATCCGAAAGATTAGCAGAACACTTTCAATTTTTAACCACAGAACGATGAGGCTAATCGTGGGTAAGCATCACTGGAAAATAGAAAAACAGCCTGAGTGGTACGTGAAAGCTGTCAGAAAAACTATCGCGGCGTTGCCGGGTGGTTACGCTGAAGCGGCTGACTGGCTCGATGTAACAGAAAACGCTTTATTCAACCGCCTTCGTGCAGATGGCGATCAGATTTTCCCGCTGGGATGGGCAATGGTTTTACAGCGTGCTGGTGGCACTCATTTCATTGCTGATGCTGTGGCGCAGTCTGCAAATGGCGTCTTTGTGTCTCTTCCTGACGTCGAGGATGTGGACAACGCCGATATTAACCAGCGTCTGCTGGAAGTCATTGAACAGATCGGCAGTTATTCAAAACAGATTCGTTCAGCAATCGAAGACGGTGTAGTGGAACCGCATGAGAAGACAGCAATTAACGACGAGCTGTATCTCTCAATTTCGAAGCTGCAGGAGCATGCAGCACTTGTCTACAAAATTTTTTGCATTTCAGAAAGTAATGACGCCCGCGAGTGTGCAGCTCCGGGCGTCGTGGCGTCGATTGCTTCTGGTTGTGGAGAAACTAACGCATGAACAGTTTAACAACACACTACCGTCGCTCGCAACTGATTGCGCTTCCTGTACCGGGTGGAAAAGCGAAGGTG